ACTGATCGGGCATATCCAGATCGCCGATCACGTCGAGCGTCTGCATCAGCAGGTCGGGGTCAAAGTCGGTTTTTGCCACTAGGGCGTTTTTAGCGGCGTCGGCCATCTCCTCGGCCAGCAGCGTCTGAACGTTGCGGCTAAAGCCCTGCGGCATTGACCAACCGTGGCGGATAGCGTGGCGGCCAATGGTGAGCGCCCCGGCATAATCACCGGCATCAACGCGCCACAGCATTACGTACATCAGCACGTCGTCCTGCTGCGCACCGTCGGCGGCCAGCACGCCATCCACCCACGGCACGTATTTAGGCAGGACTTCCACCTTGATTTCGGCCTTCTTCACGGTGGACTGAATGCCCTTGAGGCGGCGGCGATCTTCGCCAAGCTGCATCAGCATCAGCTCATAGCCGCTGGCGTGGCGAACACTGCCGCCCTGACGGGCGGCCTGTTCAGCCTGGACGCGCTGGCGGTGCTGCCGTGCGGGACTCAGGCTCATTGATTACACTCCCGCGCCAGCGTCTGCTGAGAAGTCACCAATGGTGATGTTTTCAACCAAGGCGGCGCAGCGGTAGTCCTCAACCACGTAGGCCTCATTGACCGATTCAAAGTTTTCAATGCGGTCACGTTTCGGGTTGTCGATGAGTGAGCGGCGGCGGGACTCTTCCTGCCAGTAAATCGACAGGTTATCCAGGCGGGTGATCAGCACCGCATTAGCCGGGAAGTAAGGCGCGCGCACCGCCTGCAGGCCACCCATGCGTTTCTGGCTGATGATGAGATCGGCGGCCAGCTTGTTGGTGTTGTCCTGATCGTTGTTAACCAGCGGGAAATACTTGTCCGCCAGCAGCTCGCGGCCACAGATGACCACCAGTTCGTCGTCGTCCTGGAAAATCGGATCAATCAGCTCGTTAACCGCGTCCATCACCAGTGCGTCGAGGTTGGCATAGACGCCGCCCTTGCCCACTTTCACCGGCTCGGCGGTGGTTTCGCCGTCTTTGGTCACGCTGCCCAGCACGTTGTCCGGCGCATCTTCGCGCACCTTCTGCAGCCAGCCCTTGTTCACGTCCTGCAGCAGCGGATTCGCGGTACGACTGGACGTTTTCGCGCGCTCGGTGCCGTTGAAACCAATCATGATGCGGTCCAGCGCCTGACGCTTGACGATGGCGTCACGGATGCGTGTCTGGAAGTCCTGGAACTTCGCCCACAGGTCCAGCTTCGCGTAGGTGATCGCCGTGTCAAAGTTGGTCTGCTCACACTTGTACTCAATATCCGACATCGCGGTGGGGTCGGACGGTTCGCGGTCTTTGGAGGTGGTGTCGGTAGTGCCTGCAATGGTGCTGCCGACGCCGAGGCCCAGCAGCTGGCCCGACTGATCGGTCACGCCGATCACGTTAATTAGCGTCAGAAAGGCGGTGGACTGCTGAATGGTGTCTTCCAGCGTCTGCGCGACGGACGGCTCCACGCTGAATTTGCCGGACAGCTCGGCCTGTTCGACCTTATAGATTCGTGCCAGCTGCACCAGAAAGGCGTTGAAGGCAAAACGGGTTAATTTTTTCATGGGGTGTGCTGCTCCTTTAGCAGTTGGTCAGGTGTTCGGCTGGCGCGTTGCCACCCGGTGCGCGCTGGCGGAAATCGATGCGGCTGTCTTCGCGGCCCAGCAGCTCCTTCAGTTCGGCAAAATCAGCCTTCTGCCCTTTCAGGTCGGCCAGCTGCGTTTCCAGTTCGGCTTCCAGCTTGCTCAGGCGCTCCGCCTGCTCGTCCAGCGCCTTGTCGGTGCGGGTGCTGAATTCCTGCTGCTCGGTAGCAACTAACTCCACCGCCTGATGCACATCAGAAAATCGTGCGTCGTCGGACTGCTGCTTTTTGCCGAACAGCGCGGTGATGCGGGCAAACAGCGCGGGCTTGTCCTCCACCTCTTCCAGCTCGATCACGGTTTCGGTGGCGGCGGTGAACAGGTTTTCCGGGTGCTGCTTGCGGTTCGCCAGCGGATTCAGCTCGGCTTTCGCGCTAAAGGCCAGCATCTCGGTGCCGAGGCTTGCCGGGTCGTCTGTGGCAGCCAGGCCAACCAGGTAGGCTTTGCCGGTGTCGGCAAACTTGGTGCTGACTTCCATGGAGGTGAAAAGCTTCTGGCCCTGCTTTACCAGCGCCACAAGAGAATCCGTCGGCAGGATGTCGGCATACAGCGCCAGCTTTCCGGCCAGCGGGCCGTCGGTGATCTCCTCGGTGCCCAGCGCGCCTACCGTGCCGTAACGGTTAAAGGTGCTGTCTGGCGAGTACGATTTGATGTGTTCAAGATTGATGGTCGCGGTGTAAACCGCCGGGTTGTAGGCGGCGGCCATCTGCTCCAGCCATTCGCGGGAAATCTCGCGTCCGTCCGTGGTGGCACCTTCCACCCCGATACGAAAACGCTTTGCTTTAACTGCCATAGGTCAGGCTCCGTTGGGTAAATCGCTTTGAAGCCTTATGTTTGCGGTTGAGAGGGGTGTGAAACAACGCGGGCACGTTGTGCGGGCAGCCACACAACGGCAGGCGGCAGAAAAGGCTTCGGCGGAGCCGTATTTTGGGGCCATGACAACGACACTCGCCCCCGAAGACCTCGATCCCCGCAGGCAGGCCATGCTGCTGTACTTTCAGGGATACCGCATCGCCCGCATTGCTGAAATGCTGGGAGAGAAACCCGCAACCGTTCACAGCTGGAAGAAGCGCGACAAGTGGGGCGATTATGGCCCGCTTGACCAGATGCAGCTGACCACCGCCGCGCGCTACTGCCAGCTGATCATGAAGGAGACAAAAGAAGGGAGAGACTTCAAGGAGATTGACCTGCTGGCGCGTCAGTCCGAGCGCCATGCCCGCATCGGCAAGTTCAGCAACGGCGGCAATGAGGCGGATCTCAATCCGAACGTGGCGAACCGCAACAACGGACCGCGCAAGCCGCCGGAAAAAAACGTATTTACCGACGAGCAGGTGGAGAAATTACAGGAGATTTTCCACGGCTCTATGTTCGGCTACCAGCGCCAGTGGTGGGACGCGGGCAACAAGCACCGCATCCGCAACGTGCTCAAGTCGCGCCAGATTGGTGCCACCTACTACTTTGCGCGTGAGGCGCTGCTGGATGCGCTGACCACCGGACGCAACCAGATTTTCCTGTCAGCAAGTAAGGCGCAGGCGCACGTTTTCAAGCAGTACATCATTGAGTTCGCTAAAGAGGTGGACGTAGAGCTGAAAGGCGACCCGATGACGCTCAGCAACGGCGCATGCCTGTACTTCCTCGGCACCAACGCCCGCACCGCGCAGAGCTATCACGGCAATCTGTACCTGGATGAATACTTCTGGATCCCGAAGTTTCAGGAGCTGCGCAAAGTGGCGTCCGGTATGGCGCTGCACAAGAAGTGGCGGCAAACCTACTTTTCCACGCCTTCAAGCTTAACGCACAGCGCCTATCCGTTCTGGTCCGGCGGGCTGTTCAACCGGGGCCGCGCCAAAGTGGACCGCGTGGACATCGACCTGTCGCACATGAACCTGTCGCCGGGCCGCTTCTGCGATGACGGCCAGTTCCGCCAGATTGTCACCGTTGAGGATGCTGTGCGCGGCGGCTGTAACCTGTTTGACCTCGATCAGCTACGACTCGAATACAGCCCGCCGGAATACCAGAACCTGCTTATGTGCGAATTCGTGGACGATCTGGCGTCCGTGTTCCCGCTGCAGCTGCTGCAGAAGTGCATGGTGGACAGCTGGGAAGTGTGGGCAGATTTCGAAGCGCTGGCGCTGCGGCCGTTCGGCTGGCGCGAAGTGTGGATTGGTTACGACCCGGCGAAAGGTACGCAGAACGGCGACAGCGCCGGATGCGTGGTGATCGCTCCGCCTGCAGTGCCGGGCGGTAAGTTCCGCATTCTGGAGCGTCACCAGTGGCGCGGCATGGATTTCCGCGCGCAGGCCGAGTCCATCAAAAAGCTGACGCAGCAGTACAACGTGACCTATATCGGTATCGACTCCACCGGCGTCGGCCTCGGCGTGTACGAGAACGTGAAGATGTTTTATCCGGCGGTGAAGGAGTTTGTTTATAACCCGAACGTCAAAAACGCCCTGGTGCTGAAGGCGTTCGACATCATCAGCAGCGGGCGTCTGGAGTTCGACGCCGGACATCTCGACATCGCGCAGTCATTCATGGCAATCCGCCGCGCCACCACGGCCAGCGGCAACCGCCCGACCTACGAAGCCAGCCGCAGCGAAGAAGCGAGCCATGCCGATCTGGCATGGGCGACCATGCACGCGCTGGCAAACGAACCGCTACAGGGCGAAGCCGCCCACACCGGCAACATTATGGAGATTTTTTAAATGAGCAAACGCAGGAACCGCACGCGCACGCAGCCCGTGCAGCAGCAACAGATGACCGGCGGCCCGGCGGCGGAAGCGTTCACCTTTGGCGACCCGGTGCCGGTGCTGGACCGCCGCGAGCTGCTGGACTACGTGGAATGCGTGGTCATGGATAAGTGGTATGAACCGCCGGTGAGCTTTGACGGGCTGGCGCGCACGTTCCGCGCCGCCGTGCATCACAGCTCGCCGATCAACGTGAAGCGCAACATCCTGACCAGCACCTTCATCCCTCACCCGCTGCTGAGTCAACAGGCGTTCAGCCGTTTTGTGCAGGACTATCTGGTGTTCGGCAACGCCTATCTGGAAAAGCGCACTAACAGGCTCGGCGGCGTGCTGGCGCTTGAGCCAGCACTGGCGAAATTTACGCGTCGCGGCACCGACTTAGACACCTACTGGTTTGTGCAGTACGGCATGAACACGCAGCCCTACGAGTTCACCAAAGGCAGCGTGTTTCACCTGATGGAGCCGGATTTAAATCAGGAGATTTACGGCCTGCCGGAGTATCTTTCGGCGATCCCATCCACCCTGCTAAACGAGTCAGCAACGCTGTTTCGCCGTAAATACTACCTGAACGGCAGCCACGCCGGTTTCATCATGTATATGACCGACGCCGCGCAGAATCAGGAGGACGTAAACAATATCCGCCAGGCGATGAAAAGCGCCAAGGGGCCGGGCAACTTCCGCAACCTGTTTATGTATTCACCGAACGGGAAGAAGGACGGGATTCAGATCATCCCGCTATCAGAGGTGGCGGCGAAGGATGAGTTTCTGAATATCAAGAACGTAAGCCGTGACGACATGATGGCCGCGCATCGCGTGCCGCCTCAGATGATGGGGATTATGCCAAATAATGTTGGGGGGTTTGGTGATGTTGAGAAAGCTAGCTTAGTATTCGTAAGAAATGAGCTGCTACCCTTGCAAAAAAGACTCGAAGAATTAAACCATTGGTTAGACGATGACATTATAAAATTCGAAAAATATAATTTATCCTAAAGTTTATTTTTCACCCCGTAATCATTCACGGGGTGAAAACTCACTCACTAATTGAATTATAAATCACATTCAACTCTTGGCCATATTCATATAAAGCCATTCTAGCTCCAGCAGTGATGTATAATTGATTAACCCATCCAACATAGACACCATTTTTGATCGCCACATCTTCTATTTCAGGAACAAACTTGGAGCCAGCCCTTCCTTTAACCGCCATTTCGTCTTTATTCCTAACTATGCTTTTATACTTTATTTGAGCAGCCTCAATACGTAATTTAATTCCATCTATTTTTTTTGATAACTCCTTAACATCTTCCACTTTCAATTTCTTAACATATGGGTTTGAATTCATAGAAAGCATAACGCACTGCAAAACGTCAAAATCAATAAAAGATAAAGTGTCCTTATATTCTTCCTCATCACTACCTTCCCCCGGAGGCAGTGATGGTAGCATTATAGCTTTTGTTCCAGGATTGCAGTCGAAGATTAAATCCTGCCTAAATTTGTTTATATATTCATGTTTAAGAGAGGAATAAAGCAACTCTGCCTCTTTTCTCATTCCTTTTAGCTCACTTTCTTTTTGAGCAATAGATTCTTGAAGAGAAGCATTTTGAAATACGGGTATAACAGTGTAGTAAAGAGTGAACACCGTAAGAAAAAAAAGCCCCGTCTGAGACAAATAGCTCAACCTTTCCAGCCACACATCAAATACTTTTTTCTGACTCACCCTAAGCCTCATTATCAATATTATGAAGGCAAAAGAACCTTAAATAAAAATATTTAAAAACCCATCCCTTTAAATTCAAAAGGTGCGCCTTCATAACCACTCTCATTCTTCATTAAGCTCAAGCTTAAATATTAAGATATGCTTCTGCTGCAGATTTCAACTCACTAGTATACTTACCTCTTTTTATTTGATCATCAGTAGGGAATGGAATGGAATCAATAATATCCTGGCACTCTCTAAAATATACCACATAAGCATCATTAGTTAGTGTCTTCATTAATTTATCACAATACCTTGTCATCTTCCCAGAGTTAGGTGCCGGAGTATCCACAGACTTATTAACTACCCATGGATATAGCATAGCCACATGCCACCGCAGCTTATTATATTTTTGCGAGGATATTTTCCTCCCGTTGATCAGAGTATTGTACTTGTAACATATGTATGCTGCTACATAATATGCAACTTCATTATCGGTATCTAAATAACAAGTATCTTTATTTTCATGCAATACTTTTTTAACATACATCGCTGCATTATGCGGCTTTTGTTTAAACACTGACAAAAAGCATCGTGCCATTTCAATTATATCGAAAACTTTTGTATTTTTGATAGGTTTGTTTCTATATTCGCTTTCACGACGTTCAAAATATAATTGCTCTCTCCCATCAACGCTTCGCTGTATCTCAAAATATTTTTGAACCATCCTTGCTTTGTCCCTCAACGCGTAGAATGAAGAACTCTCAACTTTGGACTGATTATTAGTTGCGGTGACTATATCAATTGCCACATCACTTTCGATAGACTGTATGAATTTAACAACTAACTCAACAGAATCATTCAACAAATCATAATGATTGAATAACGTATTAGTAGTTTGGCAACCATTAATTATTTGATAATTGGCGATGTGAATTGTTTTTTTACTCGGAGTTAACGTTAACTCCGGTGCTATTATAGTTACACCATTATTCAAAACAGCAAATTGCTTCGACTTATCAGATTCGAGCGTTTTAGATATATCGATATTAACAGTATTCTCAGCTCCAAGAAAAGCACGAACATTCTCGTCAAATACTTCTTCTCGAATATTCTTTTCATCGTCCATTGCTACTTTTTCTATAAACTCTTTGGCTTTAACAGTAGTGATGTATGCCTGAGGTATCCCCGGCATTTCATTAATACCCATAAAGTTTATTAATTCTAGACTTGTTTCGCTTTTTTGGGTTATCGAACGCCACAGCTTCATCAGCTCACCACGCCCCATAGGGAGCACTTCAATAACACCAAAAAGATCAGCATTACGGCAGGTAGTTTCTACAATTTTAAATGCAGCATCAATTTCACGCTCAGCAGTATAAACACCACTTGTGCAAAAATTAACTTTCAAATCTGGAAGTTTATTCTTAACTTTTTTTAAATTGGCAATGATCACATTGAGAATATCTACAGCAATCTTATTATAGTTCCCATTGGGCAGCATAGGATCTAAGCTAAATAAGTCTTGCAACCCCAGATTGAAATTAGAAATTTTTTCCTTTGAGAATCTCTCACCCGATTTAGCTTGAGTTATAATAATCTCAACTGGAATGTTATTTTTATGACTTTCGAAAGCTGCCTCTGCATCTTCGACAGTTAAAATCAACTCACCATCAATCAAAATTGTAATACCATCGATTGACGCATCATCTTCTTGAGTCGTAACGTCAACCGGATTAAAGCGACCTAAATAGCTTTTTGAGGTTATTACATAATTGCAAAAATATTCGAAAAGTTTTGCCTCACCATCTTCTAATTCTAACATTGATGCTAAATCGTCAATGTATTGATTCAATACAGGATGCATGGTCCCTCGCTTAGGAGCGTGAAAATATGATGGAGTTTATCCCATACACTATACAGAAACGCATTCTCGTTAATCAATAAATGCTACTTAATATGATTGCGCGCGCTCGTACCCCCGCCACGCCTGCCCGCTTTATGATGCGGTTTTCATGCACCTGCATGACATAAACGAAAGCCCGCCAGAACTGGCGGGCCGAGGGTAAAGCGATCCTTTTCGGATCATGCGAATTCATGCGGCATAGTCATGCACTCTTTACTCCAGTTTGAAGTCGTCCACAGAAGCTGATTTATGGATGCCAATTCCTTCTGCTTCGTTCAGAAAATCCATGCCCTGCCGTAAAGAAATGGGATATGGAATCTCCAGCATGAAAACGAAGTCGTAGGTTTTACCGAGCCAGTAACCCCCGCCGCATTCTTTCGGCCGTTGGAAAAACACCCATTCACCTGGCTTGTAGTAAGTGAGTACCTCACCTCGGTAAACGATCTGGAATTTTTCGGGATTTTTAGCCATGGCTTAACGCCTCGCAACTCTCGTTATGTTCGGACTCACCTTCTGTAAGCATCCCGGCGTGATATGTAGCTTCCATCCGATCACATCTTGCTACGCGTGACATCTGAAAAAACTAATCTGAAGCGTGCATCATGCGCGAATATTCGTGGCTTCTGACTTTCCGCATTAGCTCATCGGTCAGTTCAGAGACCCACTGAATGGCAAGCTGCTTCTCATCATCCGTGCAATCACTAGCAGCAACAAGTTTCATAAATAAATCAATACGCTGGAGCTTCATCGACTCCAAAAAATAATCCTGCATATTCCCTCCGCACAATGAACAACTGGTTATACGTACAGTATATTATGAGTTTCGAAATGTGAAATGTTTTTTTACCTTCCGTGAGAAATCCTCTGGACTAATCAGATGGTTATCTTTTGTTCCTGAAGTCTGCCGTTTCGGTAAAACAGCCGCATTCGCGCGCCTGAATTTATGCTGCATCCTCGGGAAAGGAGGCTAATTTCCTCCTCATGCCCCTCAAAACCACGGGCTTTTAGTTCCAGCTCTAACCGCCGGCGCTCCGGCCCCGTACAGTTATTGACAGAACTCCAAGGGGCGGCGATGCCGCCAGAAGGACCAGCCTCCGCTGACGCGTCGGCTAATTTGGCAACGGCTTCCCACTTCACCAGACGCGTGAATACTTCAGAATCTTGATAGTGAGGCGAGTAAATACCCTGTACGCGCTGCACGTCTTCCGCGTACTCGTTACCCATTTCGGTTATTTCGTAGCAGAGGCGGATCACCAAATCTTCACGCGCGACCAGCGGGCCGCCCTGCGCCATGGTGTAAGACGCCCAGCAGCTGGCAACGGAAGCAGATGCCAGCACGGCGTCCATCTTCTCGTTTGATAAGCGCGTATCGCCGAGACGCCGCAGCTCGCGCCAAACAGTGACCGGCGCGCCGCCAATCTGCTGAAACTGGCGGATGCGCCAGCGAGAAGCCCACGCACAAACAGCTTTCGCCATATCACGCATGTTTGAGCCGGTTTCATCGTCCTTATCGCCGTCCATTGCGAAGCCGTCGATATTTTTGGAGATATATTTAGCGATGTAACCCGTGGCGCTGCCTTTGGTGGGATCGATAGGCTCAACGTGAAAACGCGCTTTGCGCGCCTGCGCCGTGTTCAGTTCTTCAGCGTCTTCTTTGCTGGCGTGCTCACGCATGATCTGCTGCACACGCTCGCGATGTTCCGGCAGCATAAACAGCAGCATGTGCCAATGTGGCGTGCCGTCGTGATGAGGCTCAACGACGCGGAAACCGAAAACATGGATTTCTTCGCGTGACAGTGCGGCGCGGATGCGCGCCCAAACGCGGCATAGGTAGCGCTGTGTATCTCGCGGGCTTGAGCCGTTCCATTTGGTAATGAAACCACCCTGGCTGTAAACGGAGTGATAACGCGACGGCGCGGTGATTGTATAAAAATCCCCTACGCAGCCGCTTTCATTGGCGATGTCTTCAAAGCCACGCATTCTGGTCATCAGTTCACGGCGGCGCATGGCCGGGTTCGCGGTGCTGCGGTTTACCATCTCATCCATCGCGACACGATCACCGGTTTCTTTGTTCATCAGGTCGTAGCGTTTGAAGAACTCGCGATTGCGTTTCTTCTGCTCGACCCATTCCGCCAGTGTGCCGCGTGAAACGTAAGGCGAAGCAGATTTTTGCACCTGCCCAACGGCGATTGCCATGTGCTCGCGCTGGAGATCGCGCATCTGCTTAAGACGGCCGCGCCACCACTCTGGCGCCATCATGCGTAACAAACCGGATTGCGCCTTGCGCAGACTCAGCTCACCTTTGCAGGCTTTGAACTCCGCCCAATATGGCGGCTGAGTGCCGGTCAATGCGGCCAGCTCAGCAACGTAGCGATAAGCAATGCAGGTTATGGTCTGCTCGTCCGCTTCATGTGGCATTGAGGTTTTATCGACAAACTCAGCCAGACTAAGCGAAAGGTAGGATGCGACTTTATAAGCCAGATCGCGCACGTCCTGCCGGTCAAGCGTAGGCAGACGATCAAGCTGCTTTATGAACGGCAGTTCATGTTGAGCGGCTTCATCAAGGCGATAGCGACGGCGAACCAGCTGCAGGCGTGGCAATACGTTCTGGCCGATAGTCTGGCGCAGAAACGCATTGGCCCGACGGCGGCCATTATTTGCTGAGAGGATTTTGCTGTAGCGATCGGCAAAGTAACCGGCCAGATAATCCGGCATGTTTTGCAGATACTGGCTGCGCCAATTGTGGTCCTCTGGATTGACGTTCCACAATCTCAGCTCAGCCAGGCTCATGCCAGGAGGAGTTTTAGCACCAAAGATTTCACGCTGCATCTTTAGTGCTGCGTGAAAATCACCATTTCTCTCGGTAGTAGAAGTGCAGTCTAAATTAATACTGCCCATCAAATTTCAAATGCCAACTGAGGAGTAAAACGATCACGTTCAGCATCGTAATTTAAAGCACTGGCACTATTGTTTGATTCAATGCGCTCAGCCAATACCCATGCACGCGTTTCCTTACTGGAAGTGCGATAAGGTGTTTTTTCCCAGTATTTATCAATACCAATATTGCGAGCGATATTAGTGCTATCAGCTGAAGAAAGAGGTAAATGCATGAAAATGTCTTTATTCAACATTCTCAGACCATGGAGTTTGCAGATAGGGTATCCACTTTCATCCACAATATTGCTGATCAGATCACGCAGTCTGGCCCGACAGGCTCGAGGTCGTTTTGCATCATATTCCCCCAAGCTTCCGATAGCGACGCGAGGATATTCGTGGCATAAGCGAATAAATCTTTCATCAGGTTCATTCATGTGCCATACAGGAACACCGACAAATGGCCCATGCGGCCACTCTGCTAATAAGGCATCATTATCTGCCGCAGTACCACCAATAACGTCGGGAATGATGGAAAAAGCAAAACGGGGATGATTTTTTATTTGCTGAATCTTCGAATAATAGCCGAGCCAATCCACAGCTTTTTTTTCAGTCCAAAAACTAAAAGCACCGCAATCCAGCGCAAAAGATTGGCAAATTTCACTAGCCAGATGAAGTTGCGACATATTTGCGTAGCTGATGAAAGCATGGCGTCCCTTCCATGCTTTCATAGCGCAAGTATCTGGAGTTATAGGTCCGCCATGAAAATGAATCATTTAGACTCCTCCCTGATAATGGCGACCCTTCAGTTCGCTAATCTCTTTGCAGGTAACGCACAGCTCGACACTCGGCGACGCGCTTCTGGAATAGCTGCATCGCATGACAGGCAGAAAAACTCACTTGCACCTGCAGGACGGTGAATAGCCGTTGCCAGATTGCGCGCCAGTTCTTCCTGGACGCGCTGCTGAACCAGATCCATTGAGTCGGCCATTAGAACGCCACCTCAATTTGCGCCTGTAGCTTTTCAATTTCTTGCTGTAGCAACTCAGCAGCTTCAACGCATGACATCTCATCACGGCGAATAATCCAAGCCAGCATATTAAGGCGAGAGATCATTAATTCCGCACGGTTTTGACGCTCCTCTTTACGTGCGTAATTAAGCATCATATCGAGCTCAATATGCGAATTAGTTTGTTTATTTTGAGATGAATTATTCAGCATCTATTCTTTCCTTTTTTTAGGCAAAGTGAATCCCGGCGGGTTTACGCCATTTAATTTCTTTGGGTTAACTAATTTGGAAGCGTTAGCTTCTTGGGAAATAAACTCACGACTGCGCGAAAGTGATTCATTGCACCTATCAGCGCGGTAATTTCGTCACTCGTCAATTCACTGTATTCAACGTTGTGACGTTCTTTATTGATGTTTGCCAAAAAGAAAATGGCGCTCATCGCCCGATTATTTTGTTCGTACTGTGGATCACGAGTATTACGCATATCACTAATGAACCGCTTTAGCTCATTACCGCAATCGCCGTACATCATAGTGCGAAGTGCGGCAATATGATTAAGCGCGCTAACTCGCTGCCCGGCGCTCATTTGAACAGTGATGCTTTCAGCTTTGTAAGCCATGTCGCTTTTTTCCTGTTGCCAGTTAAACCTGCCAGCAATTCGGCTTGAGAGTTTGCCGGGTGCCAGCGCCTGCCATTTTCAGCTGCAATCCAGCCATGACCGAATGCGTGTGAAGGGCTTTGCCGTTTTAGAAGTGGCGCCACTGAAAACGCCATAACTAAACAACCCCTATCGATGCGCCGATCCCGCTTAACACATCTGCGGTGCCAGCCAATGCAGGGTTTGAATGCACGCGTGTTTGAACAGCTATCGCAGCTAGCGTCAGGCAACGAATGCCGGCATTAACGTTCTGCACAAATCCGCGCCGACAGGCCGAGGTAAATTTCTTCTGACTCACAACGCCCGCGGCTAACTGCCCGACTTCGGCGGTAGCTTTGAGGACATAAGCCGGTAAGTTCTCCTGAGCGATTTCGTTTACCGGCACGCATGGCAGGCATTGCAGTTGAGCCAATGCGCCATCAACCAGCGTTGAGTCTTCCGTCAGGTCGGTCAGAATCAGCATTTCACGAACGGTAAGCTGATGGACCTGATCCGGGTTTAGCTTGTTACGGATGGTTTGCGGATTAAGCCCCGCCTTTTTAGCCAGCTGGATGATGTTGTGCTTTGCGGAAAACGCGCGGCACGCTTCATCAAAATGGCTTTGTGTGGAGACACTGAAATCAAACATGCTTAATACCTCACGTTATCCCAATATGGATGCATCAAGCCTGCATTGTGATTTCATGACCGGCTGCTGCTTCGATAATTAGAGCAAGCATGTTGATTTCGATGAGGCCGTTAACTCCATCCTTATTCCTGATAGGTAGGCGGTTTTCGCGGTACATCTGGCGAACAGTTCCCTTCTTGTAACCTGTGCGACGGCAGAACTCTTCGACAGTAATGTACGGTTCTGAAATCACGAGATTGATTGATGGGCGCATTGAAAGTTTACGGGTCATGATGCACTATCCTCTGTTGAGTTCTAGACAACTCTATTCATCACTATTAAACACGTCTTGATACGACGAGTGAATATTAGGATCACAAATTGGAAAGGTCAACGAAAGATTTTACGAGTCGTAAAGCTCCAACTTTACCAGAGGGTGGTAAAGATCCCATTGAACGCATAGTTCAGGCATACGGTTTTGCATCTCGACAGGCGCTGTGTCGGCACTTAGATGTGTCTCAAAGCACTATGGCTAACCGCATAATGCGTGGGAACTTTCCTGCTGATTGGGTTCTGATTTGCTCGATGGAAACCGGCACTTCACTTGAGTGGCTGACATATGGACGCGGTGATTCGAACATCACAAATCAAGATCAGCCATCAACCAAAATCGAACTCAAAAAAATCACAAATGGGAACTTCTCATCATCTGATTGGGTTGAATATGACGCTCAGCTCTTACCAAGTGATGTTAAAGCCCCACTGTTAGTACATTTCGAGAAACAGAATTACTTGGTTGATATGACCGCCGCAGAGATCACTGACGGGCTGTGGCTCATCGAGATTGATAAGCTCATTAGCGTTAAAGAACTGTACCGTTTTCCCGGCGGGCGCATCCGCGTTGAGAATGGTAAAGCCTCATTTGAATGCAAGGCAGATGACATCAAGGTTTTGGGCAAAGTCGTTGCCCGCACTGAGTACCTTTAAAGGCGAAGCATGGCGATAAACAAATTACCTAACGGGAAATGGCAGGCGCAGGTTTTCCCAAACGGTCGTGACGGCAGAAGGGTTCGCCGCCAGTTTGCGACGAAGGGCGAAGCACAATCCTATGAGAAGTTCGTAAAAGAGCAGGCTCAAGATAAGCCCTGGCTGGGAGAGAAAGCAGATAAGCGGCGGGTAATTGAGCTGGTTGAATTATGGTTCAACACGCATGGTATTACGTTGGCGGATGGTGAGAAGCGGCGAACCACAATGGCGTTCGCCTGCGAGGCGATGGGAAACCCACTCGCAACCGAGTTTAACGCGAAAATTTTTGCGTCTTATCGCGAGCAGCGGTTAAGCGGAAAGATCACTCGCTCCACTCGAGTGAAGACAGTTACGCCTCGCACGGTGAATTTAGAGCTGGCGTATTTCAGGGCGATGTTTAACGAACTACGCCGGTTAGATGAATGGACCGCACCGAACCCTTTAGAGAATGTGCGAGAGTTTAAAATCAGTGAATCGGAGATGGCGTATCTCACCATTGAGGAAATCAGAACACTCCTCACAGAATGTGAAAATAGCCGTTCTAAAGATCTGACTACTATCGTTAAAATCTGCCTGGCAACTGGCGCACGATGGAGTGAGGCCGAAGGCTTGAAGGGAAACCAAATCCGCGCCGGTCAGATCATCTACGTTAAAACTAAAGGCAAGAAAAACCGCGCGGTGCCGATAACTGAAAAATTACAGGCTGATTTGCCATCCAGCAGGAAAGCGCAGCTGCTCTTTACACCTTGTTACTCAGCTTTTAGAAAGGCCATGCAACGCGCTGGCATCGAGACACCTGCTGGGCAGCTTACCCATATTTTACGCCACACCTTCGCATCTCATTTCATGATGAATGGCGGCAATATTCTTGTGCTGCAGCGTATATTAGGACATACGGATATTAAGGTAACGATGCGGTATGCACACTTTGCGCCAGATCATCTATCCGAAGCATTGATACTCAACCCATTAAACCAAATAGATTAAATTGAATAAGCTTGCTATTCAGATTAAAGGAAAAACATAAAATGGAAAAATTTCATGATTAGTGAATCCCCTATTGATACAAGTACATTGTTAACCATCCTTGGACTAATCGCGGCTGTTTGGGCTATTGTTCCTTCTTCAACCCGACTTCGATTCAAATTAAGTGTCACTTGGTCCGATTGGCTGATTGTGAGCGCAGTATTTATTGTTATTCATTACTTACTTTTTGAAAACATTCTTAAGTCTCTCGGTCTATATTATAGCTTTGGACCATGGAAATGGGGTTTCGACAAAAACAGTGCTATTTATATTCTATTCGTTGTTCTTAGTGCATTTATATTAATTCGTGCTAGAGCGCCAAAAATAGCCAGAAGAAATATTGCTGACTTTGCAAAGCTTGTCGATCGGTTATTACTTACCAAGCGCTATGACGAGCTAGTTTCTATTGTCGAACCACAATTCTCTAAGCTTCTATCGTTTCGTCAAGAAAAATCATTTATTGCAAGAATTTTAAACAAAATCTCCCAGCACCGAACACTTGATATAGAGAGCATTCTCAATGGAGCGAACAGAGCAACTGAAAGTAGAATAAAAAGTTCTATATGTAAAAAATTATATAAGTTAGATTCAATTATTACTAAAAATCATAAACATTCAATTCAAACAGATCATTTATTGAGAAGTCTATATAATTCAGAACCATTCGTGACTTACTTAGCTTCTGCCTATCCAGATTTTGGTCTCCGAATGTTAGAAAAGCCAGAGGTTGTTCGCGAAGATTTTTTAGAGATATTCATAAATGCTCTTCTCGTGGAAAATAGCAGCAGACTATATATAGAACTAAAAAACAATAAAAATTTGAATGGTACTTATCGACTTGCCTTGCCAGAAAATAATAAAATATTATGTTATTTCTTTAAAGACGTAACTGTTGCCCGGAATCATGCTTTGTATCGTGCTATTGGGGAGTCCACCCTTAGAATGCTTGAGGAGGATACGAGAATTGCTGAAAAACACAATCGTTCTTTAAGTTATATTGATGATTATGCAAAATATAAAAGCCCAATTTATGCGGCAGTTAATCTTTTCGAAATTATGATTCATGAAGGCATACATCAAGTTCAGCAAGATCACCTCTGGCTATATTATTTCAATTACTTTACGAATAGTATATTATTACAACTGCGCGATAAAACAGAAGATGACGTAAACCATGAGTTTCCGACACTCTTCCACTTTATTATATTCGAGATGGTTAGCACAACATCAAATTGGATAAATGATTGTTTGGAAATTAACATTTCCGAGCTACCCGAAACAAAAACAAAAAGGCAAGGATTTAACGCCTATTACATTTCAGAAAGTGCAGCCAAGTCTCAGGGGATATTAATTCAAAGTATTCTAAACTCCCCAAAAATCGACAAAAGATTCAAATCATACATGCTTGAAATTGCATTGCAATCCTATATAAAAATTAAAGACAAACCTGAAGTAGCATCAGTTAGACATAATTTAAAGTCATCATTAATTAATGGCATAGATAACAAAACAAAGCCAGAATATAGACAAGAACTCAGAAATACCTTTATGGAATTAGACCATATCATCAGGCTTAGAATACCTGAATTTGCTAGTCAAATTGATGAATCACTACGTTAAAATGTTTCATAAATAAAATATTCTGCCCTCTCTTGTGAGATCATTCTTCCCATGACTTAGGAGAGTGATCTCGATACAAGTTTTAAGTCGATAAAGGTCTAACAAATGGCAGCAAAGTGGCAGCAGAGCTCAACGCTATGTGCCACTTTTCATCACTATTCGGCCTGGAGAAAACTTAAAAGTCAGTAACTTACTGATTTTTCTCGTTTAGAAATGGGACTCATAATCGCTTGGTCGCTGGTTCAAATCCAGCAGCGCCACTAATTTTAGTAATGTAAATCATACTGTTAACCCACCTTTTTCAAGGTGGCTTTTTTGTTTGTCATTCATAGTGGCGATCAAATGGCGATACGTTTTCTAAAGCACATCTAAATATCAATCACGCTCCAACTCATTCACCTGCCAACGCACCGAACTTACGCCCTTCTCCAGACTGATGCGGCTCACCAGGCTTTCCAGCTGATCGGTTAACGTGGGATTGCCAATCACCTCAGCATTCACCTCCATGCGATGCGGCGGATCCAAATCTTCACTGTGCAGTGATTGCAGACGCAATCCGCTGCCGCCCAGCGTGTGCAGCATTAGGCTGCGAACCTGAACCTCATCCTGCGCGAGGCAGATGATTTGTACTTTGTAGTGTTGCATCGCTTCGGCTGCTGAGACGATGGTTTGGCGGTTGATACCCAAAGCCAGTTCACGCAGCAGTATATTCGCGCACAGGATCACCATGCAGCCGAGGGCCGCCTCCAGCAGCAATCCCATGCTGCACAGCACGCCAATGGCGGCGGTGCACCACAAGGTGGCGGCGGTATTCAATCCGCGGATGTTCAAGCCATCGCGCATGATCACTCCGCCGCCGAGGAAACCGATACCGGAAACCACATAAGCCGCAACGCGTGACGCATCCGTAGCGATGCCGGGCACGCTTTGTGTCATCAGAACGAAGAGACAAGCGCCGGTGCTCACCAACGCATTGGTGCGTAATCCAGTCATGCGTTGACGTAGTTGGCGCTCACTGCCGATCAGCGCACCCAAAACCAGCGCGACGGTGACGCGCAGTAAAAAGATTTTCCAATCCATGATAGACCTCAATCCGCAGCTTTCTGTTTGCGGAA